TAGTAAGAATTGAGTTAGCCATTTTGGGTCAACCTTCCAAGGTTTGTGTTAGCGGAATTTCGACGCCTCTAGCTTCTTAATCTGGCGCTGCCGTTCGGCTGCGATCCAATCTGACGTACTCATGGCTTTAACAGAGCGTGGATCAGTCGTATCGTAAGCGGAAGTTCCGCTGCCTCTTGCAGTAACCGGAGAAATCGGCGAAGGAGCACTCGAAGATTTCTTTACGGGCGGATCAGAAGCCAATTTAGCTTCAATCTTTCCAATTTCTTTTGCCTGCAAGATAGGTGGCAAACGAGCAATGCGGTCGGCTTCTTTTGGGTTGGAGCCAAGGAAGTAAGCTACATCCGGCCCAACATCAGAAGTCTGAATTGTCTCTGCCATAACGTCCGTGATGCGAAGGTTTGGGTTATACGCGACTTGTTCAAAGTCATCGTACTTATTCCGCGCGTCTTCTTCACGGTCATGGTAGGCTTCGACAAATTCGGTGCGCTGTCTTTGCGCATCCCTCTTTGCAAGCAGTTCTTCGGCTTTGCGGGTGGCTAATGCGTCTGCATAGTCATCCACAGAGTTAAACTGATCGGCGGAGGGCATCGCCGCAGGAGGTCGATTGGCTTCCGCCGCCCGTGCCGCCTGTTCGCGTTCCCATTTACGTTGTTCTCTTGCGAGGCGTTTGCCAATAGCAGCGTCCAATTCTTCCTGAGTGAAAGTCTTAGATGCCTCTGCTGGCTGTTCGTCCGGCGTTGTAACTTCGGGGGCTGGGGCTGCCGTAGCTTCCAGTTCCGGCGCGGGAGCATCCGCTAACACATCTTCCATTTTTTGACCCTTTCAAGTCCCTAGCTGTCCGCGCTAGTGCGGTTAGATTACCGGCTCTACTAACAGTTGTTCACCGCTTTCGGTAGCCAATATTACAAGACTTTCAGTTGCAAGAAAATTGCCAACAACAGGAATTGATGTGGCTATTTTTCCTGATAGCGTAGCTATGGTCCTAAGACCAATAGCCAATCCATTTCTCAGCCCGGTTCCGAAGCTCATCGAATGTTCATCGGTTTGGCGTAAAGGGTACCGCTAGCGGAAATTTGAATGGCGCTGACGCGCCAGGCACCACTTACGGTAAGCGGAACGGTAAAAGGAACCGGTGTATTGGCGGGCAGCGGAATAGAAGCTGTCGTAGCCGTTACGCCTTCGCCAATGGTGACATAAGCGTCGGAGGTGCACCAAATCAGCACGCCCTGCGGTCCAGCAGGCCATGTGCCAGTGGAAGCAGCGGAGCCTGTATAAGACGCCGTTTTAGCTGGAAACGCGGCGTCCGCGCATGTGTCAAGAAGTTCCATGATAAACCTTTTCATTTGAGGGCTGCATTATGACAGAAAACGCAACTTATACAAGGTCTGAAGATAGAGGGCGACAATTTCATCAATGATGTTCTGCAACGCGGTGTCTTTGGGGTCAACAACCTCGTCACGGCACTTTTCAATCTCGTCCAACTGATCGGCCAAAAACTCGGTCACATTGTTGGTTTTTTTGGCGGATTGCAACGAAATTCCACCAACCAAACCATGACGGCCTTGATAGGTTTCCGTAAAAGTATCAGCCAAATCAACGATATTTTCGTAGAATTTTTGCAAGGTTTTGTGTTTTGCATAGCTACGCGTGTTAAGATGCACCGAGTGCGTAACATCGCGCGCTAGAAACAACATGCCGATAAAATCTGCTGGGTTTTTCGACATTTTTAGCCTCTAATTGGTGCTTCTGGGTTAGCTTGATACGGCGACCAATGCGGTACCAAGACCGATGGCGCGCCGATTTCGGGGGCAATAGGTGGTGCGCCAGGCACGCCGGGTGCGGCTGGCTGTTCTTCGCCCATAAGCTGCTGATTTGGCATATCGGCCAACAAATCGCCGCTGGAAATCATGCCGTGAACCGTACCCAAAACAATGTCTTGGATTTGCTCTGGCGACATGGACGCCTGCAACGCCTGCATACGTTTGGTCTCGGCGTCGTACGCCTTGATTGCGGCTTCGAACTCTTTGCGCTCCAAATCTTGCACTTCGACCGATTTGTGGACAGATTGCAGCATGGCGTGCATTTTGTCCATTTCGGCCTGCATTGCCTGCATTTGCTGTTCGGCGGCCTGCAACTGTGGCGACTTGTCTTCGTCGGCAAGCAATTTGGGGTCAATGGTTTTAGCAAACCGTTGCGCCATTTCTTCTGCGCCCGGCCAATCCATGTTCTTAATGAACAGATCGCCTGCCACGGCCCAAAGTTGCGGGTTGCCTTGCAAGAGATGGGTCATTGCGTCAAGGGCTTCCTGACGCTTGGTCATATAGCTTGGGCCAGTGGTGACGCAAACGTCGTATTTGCCAACGCCGGGGTTGTAAATTTTGTCAATTACAATGTCTGGATTGTTAGGGTCTCTCAACTCACGCATTGGCATTGGCTGCGTGGGGTCGATCTTGACCATGTTGGTCTCGCCATCTACGCCAATGATGCGCGCTACCCGCTGGGTATCGTAAATCTTGGGGATCATGTCAACGATCTGGCGAGTTGTGTAGCGAATTGCGCGGGCTAGGTTGTCCACATAGTGATACGTCCCCACGTCGCTTTGGTGCTCGCGTGCCAAGATAGCGCGGCCGGAACGCTCATTGGACCTAGCCCCAAGGCTAGAGTCATACTGCCCAGTGGTGGATTTGATGTCGTCAGAGGCGCCAGCTTTAGCTTGAATGAGCCCTGACTGAACCATCGGCGGGGCTGCGCGCTGTGGAAGGGGCAAAACGCTGCCTTGGCCGTCTGTAACATCGGGGTTAACTTCCAGATACGGCCAATTATTGACGTTTGCGGTCTTCCACTGGTTTTCATAGCCTTCAAACTGGCCGCCGTAACCAATAAACGGTGCTTTTGGCGCAAGCGCCAGCATTTCGGTCTCAGCCGACACCCAATAGTTGTACATGCGCTGGGCATCTTTGGCGTTGCGAATCAGTCCAGACACAAACAAGCGGCCTTCGACCTCGTATTCGTTGCCGACAACGCGGATAACCGGTATCCATTTGCCCGCCCACTCGTTTTCTTCGAGCATTTCGTAACCGTTTGTCTTGCACCACATGACTTTGCGGCGCTGAACGTTACGGGTCTTAAGCGGTTTAAGGCCCATAGCCTTAAATTGCTTATCTTCACGGCTGTTATTGAACGCCGTCATGTTGTCGGGGTACAGGTTTAGCGTAGCCGGTTCGTAATCAACGTAAAAATATTCCGCAATGCGGATAACGTCGTCGTTAAGCCATTGCGCCAGATTTTCATCGCCCACGCTTTCTTGCTGGATAGAGGACATGGGGGCAGCGTCGGGAAACTGACGCTCATACTCATCTTTTGTAAGGTCTTCCGTAATGAAGCACCATTCCGCGTCAGAACCGCATGGGTCTTGAATCGTAGGGTCCATATAAACGCTGAAAGAGTTGCGAACGCGGCCGATACGAATGTCTTGATCAAAGGTGTTATCATCACAATACTCGGTTAGGACGCGAATATAGCCTTCGCCGTACGTTACTTGGTTTTCGCAGGCGGTATCGTACGCTACGTCAGCGTCGGAAATGTATTCAATATGGCGCACCATACCTTCGTAAATTTCCGCAACCTTAATGTCGCCTTTGTCGTCAGCGGGGATTACTTTACCGCTTGGTCGGTTCTGCCGCTGTTCGTTCGTTACCTGATGAACGTGCTGCGGCAACTTGTTGATGGTCAGGCAAGGGCGCGCGTTGATCGTTTGACCTTGTACCGAGCCGCGGGTAGCCAGCACGTCGGCTGGCCACTGCCACTGGTTGTCGGGCGATCCTGCATAGAACCGCAGATCGTCCAGCTCATCTTCACGACTTTCAGAGTACGCGTCAATTGCCATAGTCAGGCGAGCGCGCATTGTTGCCAATACGTCGGCAGGGTCTTTTTTCTTACGACCACCGGCTGAAACAACGCCTGCTGCAGCAACGCCTGAATAATCCATTTATTTCTTCTTTGCAGTTTTAGCGGACTGTTTGAACGCTTTAGCGGTTGGCGCGCCGGAAGCGCCCGGCTTTCTCATCTTTTCGCCGGACCCTTCTTTAATGCGCTCGCGCTTTGCGTTGAGGTTAGCATAAAGCCCAGGTTTGGGGGCCATGTTATTTGCCTTTTAGAATTTTGTTGGCTTTAGCAACAATTTTGGATTTGGATGACGGGCTAAGTTTGCCCGCGTTCACCATCTGCGTTGCGCGGGCTTTGGCATTGGCCGCGTGGCTTTTGTCGGGCATGGGGTACTTGCGCGAGGCAGGCATCCCAAACTCCGACTTGGCCAGTGAATTGCGTGATTTTGAGGTTAGTTTGGCCATTTGAACACCTTACTGACAGTGGATCAGGGCAAAATTAATGTTAATGGCTTCCGACAACGAACCACCGGTGATATTACGCACCGTGATGGTTGCTGAACCAACGGCAAAACCGCTAACCCACACGTTATACGAACCAGCGGTGCCGCCGTATACGTTCAAGATTAGCACGTCGTTAGGGCTGATAAAGCTGTTGTTCAGCGTAAACGTTACGTTGGTGGTTGCGCCCAGCGCTGCACCGTTCATTGTAATTTGGCCAGCCGACTTGTTCAGCGTCACAGCGGTCGATTTGCTGGTAGCTTGGGTAACGGCGCCCTGAGCATCGGTGGTGTAACCGAGCTGTTCGCCCGACAGCACATACTGCGAGCCAATAATGTCTTGGTCTGTAAAGGCGACGCCGATTGGTTTGGTGTTAGACATGGTTACGATCCCATCCATGAGTTGGTGACATTTGACGCAGAACTATACGAATAGTTGCGTGGTTTATCGACATATTCGCGGTGTGCGACAGGATAGGCAAAGGTCACGGCCAGCGCGTCTGCTGCGTCAGGTGATGCTAGTCCTCTTGCCCGCATTTCCTTTTTCCCTTCAAGGAAAATGGTTCCAGATGAGTTTGGCTTCTTGGTCGGGCCAACAAGGTCCGCTTTCAGTTGCCTGTCCTGCGGGATAGCGGCTGTCTTAAGCCAATCCCGCATCGCGCCCCACATCTCAGCCCGTTTGTTACCCCACATAATGGAGTT